ATTGTGTATGGGTTATTTACTACCTCAAGTTCTTGAGTATCTGTATCGTAGATATGAAATCCCCTATCATCTCCCATATCATTAGAGTAAATCTCATATGGATTACCTAAGTAGAAGACTTGTCCATCGGACGATCTAGTGTGATAGTGACCCGAGAAGACTTGCTTGAAGTTCTTAAATAATTTGCCATCAAGACCCTGCGCCATGAGGTGTCCACGATGAGCTGGATATCCATTGAGTTCAAGGTGCCCCATCGCGTGTACGCCAGGGAAATCTTTAACAGATTGGAAAGTATTCTGAGAGTTCTCTTCATTGATCCAAGGTACAAATAATACAGGAAGATTACCCAACTTTACTTCAGTTGGTTCTGAATAAATTATAACATTTTGATACTCACGAAGCAACAAATCGACAGCATTCAAATCATTAGTGTTCTTATAGTATGCAGTATGATTACCGACAATAGTGTGAACCGTAACACCCATTTGAGCAAGACGATCGTAGTAGTTATTTTTTGCCCACGCCAAAGCAGAAAAATCAATACCCTTTCTACTATCAAAAGTATCACCCATATCCACAACAACTTTAATCCCCCTTTCTTCTAAGGTAGGAAAAAATACATCATTGTAAAATTTTAAAAAGAAGTCGTGGAATAATTTAGAGTTTTTACGGGCACCAAAATGTTGATCAGTAATTATTGCAACTTTCATCAATACCTAGATTTAGAATGAATACTATCTTTAATAGAATTATAGTCAGAATAGTTTGCACCGTCAATCAAGTTATCGTCAAAGAAAACTTCATCAAAACCAGTCTTCTCCAAGATTTTATTTTTAATCTCAAGTTGCTTCTTTTCCTTCTGAATACGACGTAGAAACGCGTAGTGAATAATTTGAGTAAAATAAGCAAACGGGTTTTGAGACTTCTTAGGGTCAAAGTTATGGATATATTGAACACAGTTTTCAATACCATCAGAAATCATATCATCTTTAAAGATGTAGTTTACAAAGTTTGGTTTAAAAGACAAGTGCGTTGCAATCTTTAAAAAACATTCTCCAAGATAATTTGTAATCTGAGGTTTTGGTTTATCTTTTATTGCGGCTAACTCTACATCTTCTCTATATTTGATCAGAGCAGCTAAAAACTCTTTATTATTGACATAATGAATAGATCTCTTTCTTTTAGTCATGGGTCCTAAGGGTGGCATAAGGTAATGATTTAATTATCTTAATAGTATAACACGACATTATCAATTTATAAAGCTTGACAAGAGTACTGGAATTCTGTACAATAACCTTTGTGGAGGTTCATCAGGGTAGCTTAGCTTTCTTTAAAGAGTCTCTCTAAGATTTCTTTGGTATCTTGTACGTTACCAATTCTACCCATGTGTCTATCAATCTTCTTTCTATATCCAGTAGGATCTTCAGAATCTGTGAAGTCTTTGGATTCTCTTAACCAAGATTGATACATCATAATCATTTCAATGTCTTTAGATTCGCTCATAGTGATAACATCATTCATATCTATAATGAACATATCATCACGGGTGGTCTTTAACCAAGGTTCTAATTTGTAACCAAGAGAACCTCTGGTCTTAATTTCAGAAAAAGTAATTGGATTGGATATTAATAAAAATGTTTTATCTTCTTCAGTGCAAGGTGATACTTTAGTGAATATCTCTTCACCTGTTTTTAATTTTATAGTTGCATAAAAATCTTCTTCTAACATGTTTTTTTAATTCTTTAAATTTACATTGATAATGTCATAGTTAAAATTCTCTTCGTTATAAATTTTAATTCTTTCTATAAAATGGTTTAAAGTATAGTTTCTTCTTTGTTTATGAGTGCAGTCATCAGAGATGTCATATAACATTGCTTTAGATTTATTTTTCCCCTTTCTTAAGACTCTGCCTATAGACTGCAAGTTCCTAATTCTCGATTTACTAGGGGAAGCAAATACAACATTGTGTAGGTTCCTAATATTTATTCCTGTAGAAAATACACCATAAGAAGCAACAATAATTGCATCTATCTCAGAATCAACAATGGAACGTACTTCTTCTCGTTCTTCAGTGTTTATTCCACCATGAACAAAAAATACTTTTCTACCTTCTTTTGCCGAATCTCTAATCAATTCAAACAAAGGTTTTCCATGAGTATCAACTCTTGAAAATAAAATTAAAGTATTTCCTTTAAGGTCTAAGGATAAATTTTTTATAAAGTTATTTCTTTGACTATGTGTTATGATATATTGAACTTCATCTTCATACGCAGCAAATACTTGAGGATTATGTTTTAAAACTAAACAAGTAATATCTAACTTTGATAAATGACCTTTCTCCATCAACTCTGCAGTTTTTACAATTTTGTACGATGGTCCAAACAAACCTTCCAATACCCACTTATGAGTTTGAGTTCCATCAAGAGTACCAGTAAATCCAAATCTATATTTTGCATGATGTAGTTTTGACATTATAGATATAAGAGATTTGCTTTTAAATTGATGTGCTTCATCGCCAATGACTACATCAAAATCTTCAAAGAAAGATCTATCTAACTTATATACTGATTGCCATGTAGTGATTACAACAGGAGCATCAGTAATTTTTTCCCTACCAGCGTAAATCTTGTGGCAGTATGACTCAGCATCCCAACCATAATCTTGGAAATCTTTATACATCTGCTCTACGAGAGATGTCGTTGGAACAATTAAGAGAATTTTTTGTTGTTTATCAGAGTAATACCGAACTACTGAATAAATCATCAATGATTTTCCTGAGGCAGTCGGTGATATCAATAATTTTCTATTATGTCTTAAAGCATCATATACACCCTCAATTTGATAATCTCTGGGACTAAAGGATGTAATTGAATTTATATAATCTTTTACACCAGCTTTTGATATACCCTCATTTACCTCAAAAGGCATACCATAGTATTTGTTATCTTTAAATGTATAACTATATCCATAAGATTCACAAAAAGATATAACTTTATCTAATAAACCAACATAAATTTGTTTGGATCTTAAATCAAATAAATGTATTTCTCCATTCCAATTTTTGCCTCTGTATTGAGGCATAAATTTTGCATTAGGAACTTCAAATGTAAAAGTATCTCTTAATTCATATTGAATATGTGGTTCACACTCAATTTTTAAAAATACTTCATTTGACTTTTGAATAACGACATCATACTGTTTATCCATATCCTGCCTGGAATTTTAAGAAGTCAATAGCATTCTTAATCTGATACGTTCTATTCTGTATCATTTTTAGAATACTTTCCAGATAGTTCAATATAGTCTCATAGTATTCGACTTTTAAACTTATCTGTGATAATTTATCGTCAGCGTCGAGATATTTTTGAAGAGTATCTTTATCTCTAATTTTTTTGGGAAATGGATTCTCTAGGTATACATCGGGATCCGCTTTACCTGAGAAGTATTCGTATCGTTCGTGTCTGACATTTTTGCGGGATTGCTCCGCTTTTTTCTTGAGAAGAACAACGGTATTGTACATCTCAAAGTATTTAGCGTGTAATGCTGGGACTTTAATTGACTCATCATGTAGGTTATCCATATCGATATGAGAATCTTTTACCCACATCTTCTGGATTTCTTCAAGATCAAATATCATAAAGGATCGCCTTTTGGTGATAGTATATTATAGATAGTATACTTGAAAGATACTTCCGCAGTAAAGTATTCGGTATCCTGCGAAGTGGCATCAAATTCTAAATCTGATAAATTATATGGGAACATATCCTGGAAGAGGACTTCAAACTGAACTCTTTGGTTACTATTAACGACTTGCAGTGTACCATCAGAATAAATGTTCATGGATTCGCTGTCATATCCAATAGTATTATTGCCATCAGATTGAAGATCAAAAATTTCTTTTTGGGATTCTGGGAATCCAAGACCTCTCATCCAGTTTTGAATTTGCATATAATTTTCTAGATTCTCATCCACCAAGAATCTTAAAGTAAAATCATTAAATGCAATTTTATCTCCAGGAATATCAATATTTTTTAAATAAGATGGTTGTTCAGTAACACCAAGATTCATTCCTGGGATATTTGCAGAATTTGCAAAGAATGAAACTTTTCTTGCTCTATTTAAAGTAAATCTAAATCCAATAGAAGATAAAAAATTTCTATTCTGAATTTGATTTGTATAAGCGTTTCCTATTCTGCTAAGTGCCATTTTTTTAAAGAACTCCTTCTAACTTTTTAATCAGATAATTACTGATCGCTTTATAATATGGTTTTTTAGGATGAAGGCTATATTCATTGACTACACCATTTTCTTGACAATAGATAAAATCGTCCATCGGCATTAATAATTTAGTTTTAGTTATTTTTTTATGTTCTCTTGCAATAACTGAAACTAATGATCTATTTCTAACATCGAGATCAAAAAAGTTTTTGGGGCGAATTCTGTAATCATATGATGATAATGTATCATACCAATAGTTTTTAATTCCCAAGAGTTGGAAGAATTGGTTCCAATGCATAATATTAGTTTCAAGTTCATGCAATCTTGCAGTTTCATTATATGAATATTTTTTAATTGCATACGCAAAAATATCTTGTTCATTTCCAAATCTGATCAAATCCTCCTCAACATTATTAAGAAGTACTTTTGCATAATGTTGTTCTGCATTTAACCAAACATCATACCTATTTAATGATGTAGTTCCCCAAAGAACAATTACTTGTTGATTACTCTGAACTATTTTTTGAAATGTTTTAGATAAAAAAAATCTTTTTGCTAATCTAAATTGTCTATCATTACCACTACCATACTCTGCCAAATTAGTATGAGTAAATCCAAAATGATCTACTAGATTTTTTCTCCAACCGTTCTTGTAACAAATCTCTGGATCATGTTGTATTGATTCGTATTTTTCTGCAGTCATGCCTTCAGTATATCCAGAACCTTCTCCAAAGGCCCAACTACACCCTAAGGTAATTATATGAGGTTTCATAGTATATAATTAGTTATCTATATTTAGACAAAAAAAGAGACCCTTGCGGGTCTCTCGAACAGATTGTGAATCCGATGGATCACATAAGGTTCTTGATTTGAACTCTTCTGTAGTAACGGTTCTGGTTGACCTTGAGGCGTCCCAGTCCTTGCTCGGTTCCTTCTGCGAAGGGGTTTGCAACAAGACCATAACGGGTCTTGAATCCGATTTTGGGTTGGAAGGTATTCTCGCCAACTGCACGAACCATCTGAAGAGGTACGTATGGGCAGTAGAAGAGACCTGCGTCATAAGGTGAGCTACCCTTGTAACCAACAACGTAGTACTGCTGAGCAGCAACGTTAGCGGCATAAGGATCGATGTAGACTCTATACTTACCAAGCAGAACACCAGCGAAGGTGTTACCAGTGTCGTCAACGTTAAGATTAGCGTTGAGTGCTGGGGTGTAGTCAAGTACGCCAGCCATAGACAGTGCCGAAGCAACGTCAGCGGAGCACATGACAACGTTACCCTTGCCACGACGAGTTCTTTGTGCGATTGCGTTAGCATCGCGCTCGATTTGGAACAGAAGACCCTTGAACTTCTCAACGCTCCAACGTCCATTGGAGTCGATGTCGAGGTCAAATACACCAGCAGTTGCGGTATTTGCAGCAGCGCCTTGCTCAGCAACCTTGTAGATGGTTCTGATGACTTCACGGTTGATCTCAGCAAGAATCTCTGTAGAGAGAATGTTTGCGAGTTCCGCTTCAGCGTTCAGACCATGGATTGCCTTAAGGTCT